CTAAACTGATTTTACCTTCAGGGGCACTATGGGGGCAGTGTTGTATTCATCTATGCGCTTGTTGAGGAACGCAATCTGATCGCCGTCCAAAGCATGTATCCAGGCAGAGTAAACGGTATAAACCATCTGTGCATTTTCATGTCCCATTTGAGTTGCTATGAAAGCAGGGTTTGCCCCGGCTGACAATAACCAACATGCAAACGTATGGCGCGTTTGATAAGGGCGGCGGCGTCGGATGTTCGCTCTCCGAACGGCCACGTTCCAGATCGAGTTAATCGAGCTCACAGAATAATGTGCAATCTGCTTACCCCTCAGTGGCCGCGGCATAAAGACAAAATGCAAATTCTGTGTTTCGCTTCTTCCAAATTCTCGATGCTGGATGGTAATTGGCACTTTGGGGAAATGGCCCGTCAATTTAATTTGTGCCTTCAGTGCGTTAAGAGCTGGTTCGAGTAATTTAATGGTTCGCTGCCCGGCTTTTGTCTTTGGCGGTCCAAAAATGCCTTCCTGGGTAAGGTTTCTGCTGATGTACATCTCACCCTTGGACAGATTGATATCTTCCCATGCAAGTGCGCAGAGTTCACCTGGACGAATGCCCGTATAGACAGCCAGCTGCCAGAGATTTTTTTGTTTCTCAGGGGCTGCGTTGATCAGTTGCTGAAATTCATGTTTCAGTAAGGGATCTGGCTTTGTTTTGGTTCTTTGAAGCCGCTTTACGCCATCATGTGGCCTCTCTTTTATGAATTTATTATTGAAAGCAAATTCAAGGATTTGCTTTAGTACCGCAAGATAGTGATCAACGGTTCTTACTGCACGACCTTCTTTGTTACTTCTGCGATGGGTTTCATAGTTGGTTTCACCAAACAGTAACTCCTTACGCCAGGTGAGGATGTCGTTATTGGTTATTGTCGAAATGGCAGTGTCAGAACCTACAAGACGATTCAACATCTTGATTGCTGAGCCATAGCTACGCGCAGTATTTGGTGAGAGCTCGATTTTATGATTATCAAACCATGTGCTGGCCAGATCACCGAAATGAGTAATATATTGAACGGATTGAAATTTCTTGGCCGCTTTTGATTCAGGGAAAGCAGTTTTGTAGTCGAATGTCCCTAACTGAATCTCACTGACGATCCGGGCACGTAGGTTTCCAGCTTTCTTTATGTTCTGATTTGAAACGACCCAACCTTTTAGCGTCTCGCGGCACCGGGTACCGCGATATGAAAAAGTGATCCTTATTTTTCCATTATGGATTTCAACGCCAGTGGGGAATGACATTACGACTCCTGGACCAACTGATTAATGCGTGGGTAGTTGTACCAGATAAGTCCGCGCTGGGTTTCCTCACCAGTCATCGACATTCTTTTGAAATGAATCCCTTCGATCCATATGCCGCTACGCATGGCTTTGATTTGCCTTTCGCTTAATCCGGTTTGCTTTTTCAAGCCTTCCTCAACTACCCACTCGGATGTGAAAATTACCTGTGCCATAAATCACCTTAGGTAACCGGCACGAGTATAAATGTGCCGGCCTTGCGTCGTTGATATTTCGTTTTCAGCTTATCTGGCCGGGAAGGGCTCGAAGACGGCGCATGCCAGTCATTGCTGTGGCTACGTAGCTCTTCTGTCGGTTCACAACTTCGACCCAGACTTTCACGCCTTCTACCCTTACGGTGTACGTTTCTTTCATCTTGCTGCGCCCATAGTCGCCGTAACGCTCAGCATGTTTAGCCAGCGCGATATCACAGGCCCGACGTGCTAACGGGGATTGCTTGCTGCCTCGGTTAATCAGTCGCATAAATTCTCCTGAGTCGGGAGGGTTGCCCCTCCCGGACGCGTTAGCCCACGTATTCCGGTTTCATGTCTGCAAGGGTGATGCTGAACTGATCGTGCAACTCGTCGCCAAGATGACGTTTAGCCGATGCCAGCACTCGCTCAACTTCTCCGAACCGCTCAATCGCTTCGGAAGCATCTGACGGAGGTAAGGAATTGATAGCCGCTTCGACTTTGTTACGTGCATCCACAAGGTAGTAACGCTTCACTGCTTTGTTCTTTAGCTCGGTGAACAGGGCGGAACCCAGCGTGGCTTTTACGCTTTCGATATCAACTCGTAACGCTTTGGCACTATCAACGTCCTGTACAGCATCGATGCGGTCGCGGAAATCATCTGCTAGGGCGTCAATATTGACGGCTGATTCCCTAGCAGTCTGTGTAGTTGTTACGGTGTCACCAGAAATTTCCGTGAGGCTGACGCGCTGCGGCGGCGGGTTAATTTCCTTCTCTGTGAGTTGTTCAACCTCATCCTGGCTATAGACGCCGAGAATGACCTCAGGGCAGTAAAGGCGCGCCCAGTACTTTACGGCTAAGTATGCGATCTGCTGTTTGGGATTAGATACCCACAGTGGGGAGTTGCGAGTAACAATCCCTGACAGATAAATTGGTTCCCCCCAGGTAATTGTTTTCTCCCCACGCAGGATAGCGCCAACCTTAATTGACAAGCCGTCCTCAGCATCATCATTCCAAGCACGTATGCGCTCGGTGATCGTGTATTTACCGTTCTTCCCAGTTTTCTCTCGCGTCACTTCTTTGGTTTTGGTGCAGCGTTCCCATTCACCATCATAGTGATAATGAAAACGGCCATGGATGGCGCTGGAACTAGCTATTACTGCATTCACTAATTGCGCCTCATAGCCCAGCACGCCGCCAACCAGGTGAGTCTTTTGGGCAACAGCGTAAGGATTCATACCCCACTGCATCGCCTGCATTACAATTGCCATGCAATCGGCGGGCTTACCTGCCAGGTGAGCCGGAACAGTTACCGCTGACTGAGCCATTAATCCAGCAAACGCCTGCAATTGACCCAGCGCCTGGACGTTGAAAATGGAGTTGCTGGCCGAAATAGTATTAGGAGCCTGCTGCTCTGTGGTTACGATATTCATGCTTTCCATTGTCATTCCCCTTATGCCTGAGTACGCAGCGCTTCAAGGCGGCGCAGATCGAAGTCGTTTAGTTCATCGGTGTAATCGTCGGTGATTGGCGCTGGCCATTCGCCAGTGTCGAATCCGATAGCTATAGCGCGCATCGATTTGCGGTATTCGAGCATTCCCAGTTCCAGCAGTTCTGCGGATGCTTCGATGATGGCGATCCAGTGGTAGTTCTCGTCTTTGTTGACGAAAATCCAGAAGAACTGGTCCAGACCTGCGGTCTCGCAGTACATTGCGGCGCTCAAGTGGTAATCACGGTCGATGATTTCGCGGTGAAGTTTGGCGCGAAGTCCTTCCTGCTTAACGTTCCACATGCTGATGGTTTTCAGGTCAGCGCCAATACGCACGCCGTCTATGTCAATCTCGAGATCAGGGCGGACACGTACTTCCAGACCAGTTTCATCGTCAAAACCAAAGTAGCTGACTTCAACTGCACGGCTCGGGTGCTGGAGTAGCATGCCGGCGGTCGGGTGGGCCAGAAGGGCCGACTGAATGGCCAGCGCGGTCGCCAGTTGCTGGCGCGTCACCAGAATCTTATCGCCCGGGTTGTCGCGCCATGCATCCAGCAGTTCGTCGGCAAACACGGCATCCTGTTTCACGGATTTCACGGACTGCATCAGGTCAGCTTTGGTTCCAGACACTTTCAGCGGTGCCGGCTTCTGCGCTTCCTGTGCGACCATGTCAGGATTGACGATCGCCAGCTGCTCGAGCAAGGCATCGCGGCTGCCGCTGGTTTTCACCTGCGATGGCAGGGTGGAGTTATATTCTTTGATGCAGGCTTTCATCGCCGTGGCGGTTTGTTTCTGATCAGCTTCGATACGCTGAAATTCAGCTGGCAGCGCCATGTAGCTCTGCGCGGTTTCCTCCAGGCTTGCGCCCAGCGACACCTGCGGTGGCAGGATGCTGTTGTGCGCTTCCAGCAGGGCTTTAATTTCGTCAGCGCTCAGCAGTGTCGGCAGACTGGTGTTATAAGTGTCGATGAACTCGCGAAGTGTTGCAGTCGTGGTAAGGGCACTCTCCGGAATCAACGGTTCAACACTGAATTCTTCATCCAGATTTTCAGGCTGAAGAGCCAGTGCGTGCACAAGGTTGCCCATATCCAATACTTTGGAAGGTGCGCGAGGGATTGTTTTGGTTACGTGACGTGCGTTGAAATACATCAGACTGACTCGCGCATCTTTCACCTGCGTCGAGCTGATGCCATTCGCCGCGTGATAGACGTCATTTGGCAGTCCTTCATAGCGGCCCGGTTCGAAGTAAGCCGGATATTCTGGTTCGGCCTGTTTCGCTTCTGGCACGTTTTGTACCGGTTCTGGCGCGTTCTGATTTACAAAATCGCTGTTTTGGCTGACTAAATCATCTTTTTGGTTAACATCTGGCTTATTCTGGTTTGCGAGGCATGGCGCCGCGGCGGCAAGCACATCAGCCGGCGCTAGGATATTTGTTTGCGGATCAGCTGTAACAGCCCCTTCGACTGGTGGTACCGGATCATTAATTTCGACTTTCTCTGGCTGAGCCTTTTCCATCTGCTCTTTGCTGAAGTTCTCCTCTTTAACAGATGACCGGTCATCTTTTTCTGTTGGTTTTTCATTTATCAGACCATCGATGGAGAACACGCCGCTGCCGAGATTTTCAACTTGCGGTTGCTCTAACGTAACTTCAGTTTCGCTAATTGGAGCAGGTAGAGGTAACAACTCCACAGCAGCTTTAAACTCGGCCGTCATAGTCTGGTTAACGAATTCAAGATGAGTTGCTGGAGTGCGGTGGATGTTCTCTGGTGCGATGCGAATCAGGTTAAAAATTGCCGCGCGGTTTACCGCCAGAACGCCCGGCTGATTGCGCAAAATGGCGCTCCATGACTTCCATGGTTCTTCTTTTTTAGCCACGACTTCTTTGGCTCGACGATGGATGCTGCCAGGTATCTCAAGATGGTTGAAGTCCATCGGTAGCAGGGCGCAGGCAATTTCCAGATCCAGAGTGTCCAGTGTATGGTGCGCATCTTCACCGCGATCGGTGACATAACCGCTGTCGGCATTCGTACCGGAATCGGTGCGCTGAACATTGCTAATGCGATTGCCAGAGGCCCATTCGCGTACAAGAATGCCGCGGTCAATGTGGTCGGTTGCAAACCAGATGGTGAGGAAATGGATCAATGTTGCTAGTTCGGAACGCTTTTCCTGTGGAAATATGCTTTTAACGGCGTTTACCGCTTTCCAGATGGTGCATTCGTTCGCGGTTTTGAACCCATCTACGTTTTCAGCGGCAAGAAGTAAGTTCTGTACGTAGCTGTTATCCACATCCATGGCCAGTCGTTGAACTTCATTTTTAAATTCGGCATCGATGTGATACGCGTATTCTTTTTCAGCTAGAAATTCCGCCAGTATCCGATGGCGCAAGGGTAGTGTCGCTACAGTGAACAGCGTCGGTGTTTCTTGCTCACGGAATTTTTCGACTAAAGCAGTTGATGAGCTAGGTTCTACTACGCTGGTGGCATGACCTTTTTTTTCTACCTTCAACTTTAAATGCCACGTGCGCTGGTCTTCGTCCAATTCGTAACGCTTGCACCAAGTGTAATCCACTGTGCTTTCTTCCGGTAGGTCGTCATAGACCGGAAAATCGGTGCGAATTGGCTTCTGAAAGTCCTTACCACGCCCAGTTTCAATGCCAGCATCTTCGAGCTCAACATCGAGCTGCAGATTGGCGCGCGCATCTGATTTCGCAGTGAACCAAATCACTGCGTCATCTTTGCCAGATTTCTGCGTAGCCTTAACTACATAGAAAAATTCCATGTGAGATCCTCTTTTTTGGATGTAAGATCCCCGGGCCAGATTAAGCGCCCATAGGGTGAACTTTGGTTTTGTTTAGTTTTCCGGTGTAACTTTGGTCGGTGTCACCGGACGTACGGGCCGCCTTGCGCGGGTTTACGTTAGCTTTCGTGGGCCATCTGGTCGTACGAAGCGCAACGCACAGAGCAGTATTCTTTTTCTTTGCGCGCCAGCTGTGAGCCGTTGCGATAGAGAAGGGGACTTTTGACTACTTCCTCCGGTTCAACCGGCTTGCCGCAGTACCCGCATTTCGTTGAGTTACACATCTGGATTCCCTTTTTGCGCCAGCAGGTAGCATAAGCGGCGAAGAATCACCTCGAAGAAATTCAGTTTTACGGCCTGCTGCCGTCTTGGTTTGCGTGCGAAATCAATCATTCTCACCCTCGTTTGCCTTATCGCCGGCCAGCGGAACGTTTACACCTGATGCGCGTTAATTTCTCCACCTCATCCGACTATTCGTATGCCGTCGGCGGCTACTTCGTGGGCTCCATGCCTAGGTGGTTCGTAGTGCGACTTAATGCAATTAGTAAAACATTGCTTTACTAATTGGTCAAGTGTTTAAGTATCAAAAGGTACACCAATGCTTTACTTGTGATCTTGGATTAAAAAAATAGGTGATCGTACGAGTGAACAAACCAGTTGAGAGAGGAGGAGTTGGCGAAAAGAAGTGAGGGATTAAATGTTCTTCGTTAAGGGAAGCGGTTTTGGGAATAAAAAACCCGGCTAGATAACCGGGTTTCTTCATCAATGCGGTTTCGGTAACTCTGGCTTACGTAACGCCTCAATAATTTTAGGGGCGTCGATTTGAGGCAAGGTGCCGTCGCTGACTTTTTTCAAAAGATAAGGTGCTAATCGGTTCTGAATGTACTCGTTTTGCATCCATCGTCTGAATTCACCCAACGCATCATCCGGATAAATCCATGCTTCAACCGGTCCAGCTTTTGCTTGAGGGAACCAGTCAGGATATACATGAGGGTGTTTTATTCTTGGTCCATACTTAGCGTCTAAATTTGATGCGGTCCAATGTTTAGACCACACCATACCCACACTTATGTCAGGTATTGCCCCGGGACCAAAGTTAAAGTTTTGCCTAACCATTCGCAGCGACAAATCAGCCATCTCTCTGAATACTGAGAAGAAACCTAAAGGTATCTGATCATTCATGAGGAGCCGTTCATGAAAACACTCTAGTGCGCCACGCAGAGGGTTTTCAGGATCAATACCGACACTTAAGAGAATGAAGCGTCTTAATGTACTTTCCGCAAGGGCTCTGTAATTTTGTTGGGCGGTTGTACTATCAAACAATCCGTTCTTTGCCGCTTCAAAGGCATAATATTCCAAGATTGCCATACAAACCGTGTCAGGGTAAGCATGCGTTTCTGTGCCTTGGCTAACAACGGTTGTATATAATTTATCTAAAAACAACCCTTTAGATTGAAGAATGGCATCAATCTTTTTACCTCTTGGCTTGGTTCGTTCCTCCTGCCAGTTTGTTGTGAATCGCACCATCGTTGCCGAATCAACGCCGCACAGTCGCGATAGGCCTCGCATTGTTAGATAAGGAGTTCCGTTGTTAAGAACCCCCATCTGGATGCCATCAACTTCAATTTCTTTAACAGGGAATAGTTCTAAATTCTGCTGCTGTCCAATAGTTGGGAAATTACCATTATCCATCTGATTTCCTTACTTATTGTAGTGCTGTTTGTGTGTCTGAAAACTCAGGCAAAAATTCAAATTCTGAAAATGAGAATACTGAGCTAAAAACGAAGTTATCGATTTCTATGCGGCTCATTCTTCTTGGGAACGAATACGGCCCTTCATGTATTTCTCATAAAGTTCATCCAACTCCTTAAGGCGAAGAACGAAGATGCGCAACATATTCTGTTGCTCGTCTTCAGGAAGTTGTCGATAGAGTTCTAAAAGACGCTGCTCATCCGGCTTAAGTCCATCCTTTTCGCCGACATTTTCCCCTAGAAGCCATGGAACAGAAACGCCTGCAGCATCAGCGATTGCTAATGCTGACTCTTTACTGATTTTGCCAGTTCGAAACCATCCGGTTACTGCCTGCTTACTGACATTGGCTACCTTGGCCATCTCCGTTTTCGAGAAGCCTTTGTTGTTCAATTCAGTCAGCCTTGATATCAGGCTCTCGTTAGGATCTTTTTTGTTCATGTATTGATTGTAAACAATAGCTTTACCAGTGAATAGGCAGCCCTGAATTGACTCTTTAGTAAATTGATGCTTTACTTTATCCATTTAAGGAGGTCCTATGACAGGTATTGAGAATGCAATTCGCCAATCTGGTTCTGCACAAGCATTAGGCACATTGGTTGGCGTATCTAAGATGGCGGTCTCACTCTGGCGACGACACGGACTGCCCGCTGAGAGGGTTTTACAGGTATTTGAAGCAACCGGAGTAACTCCTCACGAGCTACGCCCCGATCTCTATCCGAACCCTAGTGACGGTTTACCTAAACAGGAGCCTTAACAATGCAAACTGTTTCATACGAACAGCGTAACAGAGCTTCCTCTAATCCAATGATATTCCCGTGTCATCAAAGCGAATCGGCAGCGCAGGATATTGATCATCGCGATATTTGCTCTGCGGTCCGTGCTTGGGCGGCAGCAGAAGGGCGCGTAGCTGTTGCACTTCAAATCCAGGAAGCGGCGGAAGAACTCCAACTTGATGGCGTGGATGTGTCTGGCCAGGCTGATGTCTGGAACGTGAAGCTGTTTCGATGGCTGGACAACAAAGAAGACTCCACATCGTACCGTAAGAACGTCGAACAGTTGGTGCCTGCGATCATGTCTGTATTACCGCTTCGATACCGCGACCGCGCCGTTAAAAATGACTCGTTTGCCTATCGGATGGCCAGGCTGGAAAAAGAGGTGAGTGAGGCAAAGCAAGCTCTGTTGCTCGATGCACCGAAGAAGGAAAAACTGAAGGAATTAGGTGAGGGGATTTTCGAAATGTTCCGTGTCGATCCAGACCTAACCGCGCCTCTGTTTGCGATGGTATCAACCATGCTGGGGGCAATGTGAATACTCCAGAAATGGCGAAAGCCGCGGTGCCAGAACACCAACGGCTTTCAGGTGCAATAACTGTGCGTAATTGCGGAGATGAGTATGTCAAATACTGCTGAAGTTATCAACTTTCCAAACAGAACTGAACAACCGGGAGGTCGTATGGCCGACCTGTCGAACGGGTATACAAAGGTCGCTAACGAGATCCAGAAACTTAAGCCTCGCCTGAAAATATCAGGTCGAGAGTGGCAGTGTTTTGAGGCGGTGATCTGGCTTACCTACGGCTGGAACAAGAAACAAGACCGCGTGACAAACACAGTGATCGCCGAACTTACAGGGCTGAGTGATTCCCATGTTTCTGATGCGCTTAAATCGCTTGCAGAACGCAAAATTATCTTCAGTCAAAAGCAGGGTGTGATGAAAATTGTCGGTATAAATACTGACCTTTCCGCCTGGATTTTGGACAAACCGAAAACGGGAAAAGTCTTCCCGAAATCAGGAAAAGTGTTACCGAAAACGGGAAAAACCTTCCCGGAAACGGTAGACACCCAAGACTATAACAAGAACAGTAGTAAAAGATCCTCGTCTCGGAATTCTGAAGAATCCCGAAACCAGAAAACTCAAGAGTTTCTCTCTCGCCACCCTGAAGCCGCCGATGGGATATACACTCCGGCAGGTAAATCATGGGGAACGTCTGATGACCTCAAGGCCGTTCGCTGGATTTACGACAAGCTTCTCACCGTTAATGCATCGCTATCTGAGCCAAACTGGGCTGAATGGGTAAACACCATCAGGCTAATGCGTGTCCAGGACAATCGTACTCACTACGAAATCTGTGACCTGTTCCAGTGGGCCAACCGGGACGAGTTCTGGAAAGACAACATCCTGAGCCCTTCGAGTCTGCGCAAGCAGTGGGATCAGCTCACCACCAAACGACTGCGCACAACCGGAGCGGCAAAGCCATCCCCTGGCAGCATCGACCTGCATAACACCGACTGGATTTACGGGGTGCTGGAATGAAAAACCTTGCTGAGGGTATTCGCAATTTCGACCGCGAACAGGCTCGCCGCGTGGCGCACAATCTGCCTGAGCAGTACAGCGAACGGGAACGAACGCAACAGGTGGCGCAGATTATCAATGGCCTGTTCGTACAGCTGGCGGCCGCGTTCCCTGCAAGTCTGGTTAATCGCAGCCAGGAGGATGTGAACGAGATTCGCCGGCAGTGGGTGCTGGCGTTCAAAGAAAACGGGATTACGACCATGGAGCAGGTTGAGGCCGGCATGCGGATGGTGCGGCGACAGGAGCGACCATTCCTGCCGTCACCAGGTCAGTTCATCAAATGGTGCAGGGAAGGGCGCTGCGTGCTTGGGATCACCTCCTCTGACGTCATGGCAGAATACTGGAAGTGGCGCAAGTTGGTGTTCCGGTACCCGAACAGTGAGCAGTATCCGTGGCCGAAGCCAGTTTACTACCACATCTGCCTTGAGCTGCGTCGCCGGGGCACGGATGGCCAACTGAGCCACAAAGAGCTTGAGCGTGAGGCTGATGATATTTTGGATATGTGGGAAAAACGGGTGCTGGTCGGGAAGCCGATCCCGCCTGTTCGGCGGGCATTGGCCGCGCCAGTATCACCGAAGGGGCCGACACCGGCTGAGCTTCTGAAAGCTAAATACGCGCGCTTGAAAGCTGGTGGAAGGGTGTGAATATGCTGGATGCTTATTCAAAAGGTGAGACTGTGAAACTTGAATAGTTAGTCCCTTTGTCAGATTACTTCCTTTCGAGGTTGCAGTATTATCGGTGAAATGTGGATCTACCGGGGAGTAGCGGTTCGCGTATCATCAAAATGAAGAAGGCGTATCACAAATGAAATGGATAGTAATGGCTTTTATGTTTCTCGCTGCTCCCGTTTTAGCAGAAGATGACAGTTATGGTCCTCCAATTGCTGTATGCCTCAACAAATATACGATCCCGTACATCAACACGGATAGGCCCGCCATTGAGGTAGTTGATGAGGCATACGATAAGTGTCGGGACGTTCTTGCTCAATGGGATAAGGAAAGGAAGTCATTACCTCCCGAGCTTGTTGTCAGCCAAGATAAAGAGTTTCACGCATTTTACGTCCATATGATCGAAGCTCGCCGAAAATCGGATGCTAATAAACAATGACTATTGTGTTTATTCCTGCTTTGGTAGCGGTTCTTTTGAGTAAAGAAAGAGAAATCGGAAGAGAGTTAACTCAGCTAGAGGTTGAGTCAATCCGTGATTCCGCTACAGCTGTTCGAATGCCAGTCGATGTTGCAAAAGAAATGATTAAAGAGCGGGGATACCTTGACATCGATCCTGAGAATGCTTGGGAAGAATGGCTTCTATACAAAAAATATGCCCATTGA